CTTACGAATGTCAGAAAGCATTTTATCTTCTTCTTTCTTAGATAATGGTTTATCAGTAGAGAATACTACATTTCTCTTACCTTTAGAATCTGTATAACCTATATCAGTGCTTTTACCAACTCTTGATGCGAAAGGAATAATACCACCTTTAGATGACTTAGCAACACTCGAACCCATTTTTTTACTGAGGTCGTTTACTGCTTTAATCCAATCTCTGTTAAGTGCTTCGTCTAAATCAACATCTTCGTTAGTAAGTTTGATAAGATAAGCAATTTCAGATTCTTTAGATAGACCACGAGCAATCTTTTCGATTTCTTTTACAATCTTAGTCATATTACCACCCTTCCATTTAGGGTTGTCAATAATCTTGATTGCTTTTTCTTTTTGTGATTTAGTGAATTTAGACCTTGCTTCACCTAAGTTTGATTCGTGGTAACCAGTTCCATCACAGTGATTACATTCTTTACCGTCTACTTCACCAGAACCTTTACATTGAGGGCATTCTAGTTTTTCTTCAGATAAGTCGTCTGCCTCTTCATCTGTGTAAGGCATAGTTGATTCGTGTTTACCCATAGCAGAATGTAGTGATTCAATTTCACCGTGTGCTTTAGATAATTTGTTTTGAAACCATTCAGGAAAGTCTTCACCTTTCTTTACATAGTTCATTAACTCTTTAGCAGCATACTCGATAAATTCGATTTGCTTGACTGCCATAGACTCTTCGTCTTTTGAAGCAGGTTCCTCGTTAATAACTTGTTCAATAAGTTCTTTGTTCTCTACTACATCATCTAAATTTTCGTTGTAAAGATTCCTAATCGTATTAATTAAGTTCATTTCTACACCTTAAAGTTTTTATTTACTAATCTATTTATAAAATTTTTAAGGTAAGCATAACCTTGTGGTATCATTGCCCACATAACGGTCATTCTCACTCTCATCAATAACCACCAACTATCATTGGGGTTTTGTTTTTTCATCCACGGAAAGATAAAATTAGTTTTCATATATTTCTAAAATTAAACTATCATCACCTTTAATTAATCGATGATATGTTTCTCTTTTAATAATATATAGTTTATCCTCTACGAGTTCTATCGGCAACTCGTTATCGAATTGTAAATGCCACCCAGTCCCTCCCTTCACTCGAATTATTCTATCTCTTTTATCTCTGTGCCAGATAAGTTCAGACTCATCAACAGAAGAGTCAAACTCTCTTAAGAAATAATTCTTAAAGTGAATATCGTTGTAGGGATTACCAGTAGAAGTTTCCACCACCACTCAGTCCTAGTTGTTTTGCGTATCGAGGTAAGTTACATGCCCAGTAAGCAGCAGATGTTCTATCTTTCTGTTGAGCACATTTATGACGAGCAGCAAAAGACTTTCTTGCTTCTTTGTCATTAAGTTTAACTTTAAGTCCAGTTGTATCACCCCAAGTCACTTTCTTTACATTACCAGTTGATGGATCCTTTACATACACATAGTATTTCTTTGGACCACCTGCTTTAGGTTTATTTAACTCGACATCTTTTTCTTCCTCTAACATAGGACAATCAAGTGGAATTATCTCTCCCTCAAATTCTGCGAATAGACCTAAATCACCTTCCATGAGTTCTTTATCAAAACCTTTGACTTCTAACTCACCACTTTCGTATAGGTCTCTCATTTGATTAAACCAATCAAAATATTTTTCAGAACCGACTCTGAATATATTTTGTTCGATTAAATTGTGTTGAATGTTTAGACTCTCTCTTACACTCTTAATCTTTTTTGCTCTTTCTTTCTTAGAGATAGCAATGGCTGCTTGTTGAGCAGGTGACACTGCTTCTTTATGGAGTTCTACAGCAGTTTCTTGAATAACTTTATCCATATCTTCAACCGATACCGATTCTCTTTGACTCCAATCAAAAGGTTCATATCTTGGTTTGTCACCCTCTATCTTTTTCTGTTGTTGGTAACTCATCTTAAACCAAGTTCCGTCTTTCAATGCTTTTGCTTTTTCTTTAGTCCACATTGTTTGGATTGGTTCTTTTTGTTTGGTCATCGATGCTATACTTTTAGACATTGCTACAGCATGTTTTCTAAATTCTTTTTTGTCTTGTTTTATAGCAGCATCTATCATACCTTGTTGTGCTTTTCTCTGTGCTGCTCGACCACGATTTCTTCCAGCAGCCGAACCGCCTCTCGATGCTACTGCTTTATTCTTGAAACCTTTTTCACCAGAATATCCAGCACCACCAAAGTTATCATCACTTGGTTTTCTTGCTTCGATTAGTTCTTTGAAACTACGCATACTTGATTACCTTGTTACTAGACTTAAAGTCTTTCTTTCTCATTATAGTCTTATTTATGACCTCAAACTCATCACCATTTTTCTTAATAGCAACTGGTAGATTCAAATCTTTCGAAAGGTCTTTGAGAACAACTTCCATACCTCCGTGCTTTTTAATTTCACTACCCTTATTCTTTTGAATTTTCTTAAAGAGTTTTTGGAGTTCTGCGACTTTGATTTCTGGGTCATTTCTAGCATCATTCATTCTATCGGCAAAGTGTCTTGTAAACTCAATGTCGATATCAAACTTCTTTAAAAGACGGTCACCAAACTTCTCCAAGTCAGAGATTTGTTTTTGTGATACTTTTTCAAAGAGGTCTTTATACCTTTTCATCTTCTTCAGGAACGCAGTTAGGAACTTTCTTACCGTTCTTATCTTTCATTCCAACTTGTTGATAACCTTTCCAACAAGGGTCACCATCTTTCTTTTCTTTGAACATATCTTTGAATGATTTCTTACCTTCAGTCTTCATATTCTTTTCTCTAGTATCAGCAGTTCTTGCTCTATCCATCATAGCATCGTGCTTTCTTTTATCTGATTCTTTTTCTCTTCTGATTCTATCTTTAGCAGAATCTTCGTTCTTACCTTCACTGACCACAAACTCTTCATAAGCAACACCTTTCTTAGTGTGTTTCTTTTCTAACTCTGGTCTAGTCTTTTGCCAAAACTTTTGAACATCTTTAGTTTTCTTTTCTGTTCCAGTAACTTCATCTGGACTTTCAGGACTTACTCGTTTTACCATTTTATCTAGTATATCAACATCACCATCTACATCTACATCAAGACCTATGTCAGTCATAGCATGTTTTAATGATTTGTTAGGGTCTATTGCGTGAGGTATTTTACCTTCGTTCTGCCCAGGAGTATCTTTCTTATATCTATTTGTTAGTTCAGGCATGCCCCATCTTCCAGCACCACCAGTTTCTAAGAACATTTTTTGATAGTTCAATTCTTCGTCTACTGAAATATCAGGATTACTACTTTGACTTGCCCTATACTTTAATAGTCTTTCTTGTTCTGCTTTTCTAACTCTTGGCATAAGTTTCTTCGCCATCTTTGCTAATCTAGCAGAAGAGAATCTTTTTGTTACAATTTTGTCTACAGTTACTTTCTGAGAAAAACTTAAGTCTTTGTAAGACTTATCTTTACCCATAATCTTTTGTCTTGCGATTTCTTTTGCTTTCTTCTGGGCTCTTCTTTCGAGAGTCGCCTTATCAGCAAGTTTTTTCTTCTTTCTCTCTTTTGCCCTTTGAATTCTTTTTGCGAGTCGTTTCATAATACGACCTCGTTTCATTCGTTGTTGGGGAGTTAGTGGTTTTTCAATAATTTCTTCCATTATCTTCTCTTTTTCTCTAACTTCTTAAGTTTAGCAAACTTCTGTTTAATCATTTGTTTCAAATCATTCTCAGGAATGTTTTCGGTAATCCAAGAATACAATTGTTTCTGCCAAACTCTCTCTGGCATAATAGGTTTACCTCTTTGTTTAATTGTCATATACTTAAAGTCTTTAACATTACCCGCATTCTCTTTACCAGTTACTTTAGAACCTCTAGGCAAACCAGTTGGTTCGAAGAATACAGTATGTTCTTTATTATTCAATACGACTTTAATCTCACCATTCAATGGTAGTCTTTGACTTCTACCTTCAACATAGTCATATACAGTTTGAGCAGCACCTTCGTGTGTAACCAACTGAATATCTTGAGGAACCATTCTTCCTCCAGGTTCGATTGCTCTATCTATGTTTTGTTGAACAGCAATATGATAATTTGTTAGAATCCATACAAGGTGAATATCAGCAGGGTTATAACCTGCGTTCATCAACCAAGGAATGTATTGTTTAATATCTTTTAATGACTTAGCAGTGATATCAAACATTAGATTGGGTTTAGTCTTTCCAGCAGCACCTAAAACATTTTGAATAACCTTAAAGTTATAATCTCTTTCTTTAACCCAGTTATGAATAAACTCTGTATCTTTAGGGTCTCTTAAGTCAAGGTTCTGAATCTCTGGATGTTTTTTCTTTGCTTTAGCAAGTTTCATCAAATCATTCTTTAGTTTATCTACATCGAATACTTTGAATAGTTCTCTTTGCATAAAGTTCTCAGAAGAGAAACCTTTACCACTTCCAGCACCACCTGCCAAGAATACGACTTGACCATATTTGGCACCGTTGTTTAACATTAGAAGTTTTTCTTCTAAGTATTGTTGTGATTCTTGTATGTCTTTAAAACCCTTAATCATAACCCCATACCTTTTTTAACTGCGTTAAATATTTTCTTGGCATCAGCAGGTCTTGCTACTTTTGGTAGACCTTGAGAAAAACCTTCTAAATCATCGTTCTGAACATATTCTCTCATCTTAGTTCCTGAGATACCACCTTTCATATCTCTTTCACCCGCATTGGTTACTTCAAACTTATCGAATTTATATGTTCCGTTGTCGACATACTTTGTCATTGCTTTTCTAAACTCATTAACTCTATCACCACCGACCGAGAATGTGACATCTTTATAACCATTGTCACTTAACCACTCCATTACTTGAAAAGCAGTTTTGATGTTCTTATCTGTAGAGATTGTTGCTTTAGGAAAAAACTTTTTTAATAGTTTAACCTTTGTATTAAAGTCAAGTGGATTCTTTTTCGCATCGTTAGAATGTGATGTGAAAATCATTGGAGTTCCTTTCTTTCTCTGTGCTTGTTTAATTACAGAGTTGATTAGAATCTCGTGCCCATAAGTAATAGGATTGAAACGACCGAAAGTAAACACTACTGGTGTCTCTCTTGCTTCAACGATGTAGTCTTTAAATCCTTTCATTACTTTATCTTTATATACATTGAATTAGTATCACTTACTTTCATAGCAGTAAAGAAAGACCATCTAATTGTGTCTTCATAGTTAGTCATAACAAATCTGACTAGAGTAGCAACCGCTATATATCTTTGTTGTAAAAGAGTATCCATCTCTTTAAAATCTGGGTTAAAGAGAATGTCATTATCTTTTTGTAATATGTTTCTCTTGTATTTATTAAAAACTCGTTTGGACTTCTCTAAAAGACGGTTGTCTGGTTTTATCTGATTACCAATAAGAACAGACCCATTATGATAGTCATCCCATAACTTAGCATCGATTGCTCCCATCGCAAAGTTCTCTCCTTTAAAAGTCCCTTCGAGATATAAATTAGGATTGTTCTTACCAGCACGAGCATTTGCTTTGAATGTATAACCAGACTTAGTTTCGATAAAGCAAGACTTCAACGACCCTGCGATAACCATTCTGTCTAAACTAAAGTCATAGTCTAGTTTCTTATTCTTATATTTTAATGGATTAATTAATTCCATTTTAGATTTCTTATCTGGCAACTTCAAAGAGATAGGACAGATAAGACCAGTTAGAAAAGACTTTCTTAACCAGAAGTTTAATTCGTTTAGTGTTGTGATATCACCGAGTTCAGCATCGAGTCTTCCAGCAAAAGAAGATTCAAACAACCATACATCAGCAGGGTTCCAGTTATCGTCATTACTTGGACCACCCAATTCTCTTTTCTTATTGTAAATCTTTTTAGAATACTTGTCACCCTGAAATTCAAAGATTAGTTTCTTACCTCTGATAGGTTTGATTCGTTTGAAGTTCTGAGTTTGTAGTTTAGCACCAATATAATAATTTGTATTATAGACACTTTGTTCAGCACCGTAGTCTGGTAACATATCGATTGCCTCTTCTTCAGAAACTTCTTTACCATCGTGTGCTGCTTTAAATAGAATTAAAGAGATTGCTTCTTTACAACGAGTCTTTTTGTGTGTATCTGATTTACCACCACCTGCGTGATTGAATGAGTTCTCAATACCAGACTTGGTTCCTAATACTTTATATGTCTTACCACCTGCTTTAACATATACAAAAGCATTACCACTACCAATCTCTTCAGCATCGTCTGTCGGTTCAGCAAGTTCTATATCACCCTTAAGAGTATCGGCATATTCTTTCTTTGCCCTTTTAGATAATTCGACTTTATGTCCAGGAAGATAATCAGTTTGATTTACAATACTTGCTTCATTAAGATAGTCGTTAAAACTCCACACACTTGCCATACTAACCCCAACTCTTCACAGCATTAAAGTTTGCTCTACTGAATTCCATACGGTCGACTAACTTCACTGCTTTGTTTGATAATTTATCCACAGCAACAAACCCTTCTGGACCAGTTACTTTATAACCAGTTGCTGTTTTAAGAAATGCGTCAATCTTATTGACTTGTTCCATTTTCTTAACTAGCATATCTTTTACTTCTTGAACATTGTTATGCCATTCGATAGTATAAGCAAAAGTTCCAGCAGACTTACCTTGTCTTAGTTCTTTAATCATATCTTCGATAGCATCAAGTTTCTTTTGTTTACCTTTATCTGTTTTAAGTTTGGATGCTTGTGCTTGACCTCTTGCTCTTAACCAATCGATGAAAGAAGCAACTGCTTGTTGTCTACCTCTAAACTTAAGACCTTCTCTTACTCTACTGTTCATCCAAGTCTTTACTAATAATGTTGTTTCATCGTTACCGAATAATGCTTTTAATGAGTTTTTATCTAACTTCTTCAGTTCAGAAGAAGCATCTCTTAGTCTTGACATTATATCGTCATCTTCATCTGATGTCAATGTTGCTTTACCAGAAACATCTTGATAGTAAGTATCAGTAAACCATACAGAAGAATTCTGTTTTAACTGTTTAATATTGACTTTAAAATTAGCGGAAAGGTCAGCAAGAGTATCACCACTATATGTAGTGTGAAATATGATACCGACTTTTGCCTTTTGAATTGTCTTATCGAGTGGACTATTTTTTGGGATTGCATATGTAATTGTGTTTGGTGTGAAAGTAGTATAATCTACATCATCAATAGTTACATCTTTCAAATCATCTGGAGTAAACATAAAGTCACCTTGTAATATCAGACCCTTCTTCCATATCTTTGGTAGGTGGTCTAAGGCTGCTTTTAGTTTATTAGATAACCCCTCACTATTACCGTGATTCGCATCAATGTCTGCTTTAGTATAATTTACTTTTGGGTTTCTATTAAAGATTGATTTTGTTCCTACAAAGAATTTACCAGTTTCTGGACAAGTGCCACATACAACTGCCGGAGCACCATCAACCTTTACTTGAATATCGACTGCTTTATTAGAATGACCAGTAAGAACATCACGAATTTGTTTTAACATCTTTAATGCTTCAACACCACCTTGATATCCATCATCAAGAATGGCATCTTCAATATGTTCTAAATGGGTAAGTTTCGCCTCAGATAATAATGTCTTGAATCTTTTCATAATATCTATTTATAATAAAAAGGAACAGTTTAGTCAGTCGTGTTCAGGACTGGGGTTGTATATAAACATTTAACAAAGGAGTCACATCAACAACCCTAATTAGGTGAGAGACTGACAGAGGTGTTGATTGAGTCGAGAGTATTTGCCAGTCTCTCGGGACGATGATTTCTAGTG